CTCAATCTCAGCTACTGAGGATTCAACAGCTTGTTGAGTTGCAGGGGAGATGAGCCGTGAACGCTCAGAGCTACGCATACTGTCACTCTTGTCCCAGATACCCCGCCATAATCGATAATACTCTCTGTGCTTTTCATCATAGTTTGACTCATAATGATCTCTCCATAGATCAGCCTTACCCATAATGAAACCCTGTAGGGTTTCTGTCTTATCGTAGTCTGCACTCATTTGTCATCTTCCCTTAAATATCTAATTGCGTTTGAGAGGAACTCTTCACTGTCGTTAAACATACCCAAACCTTGGTTGCATTTGCTACATAGCAAACCCCTAACCTGCTCTGTCTCATGGCAATGGTCTACATGTAACCTAGCCTTAGATGTGTATTTTTCTTCTATACCACATATCTTACACCTATGGTCTTGCTCCTCTAGCATCCTATTAAAGTCTTCTAAGGTTATACCATAGCAAGCCAACACCTGTCTCCGCCTATATTCAGGGGAGTAAGAGTAGGGCTTTTCACTGTAGTATACCTTTGCACTAGCCCCAAGACATACTTTACAGGCAGACCTGCGGCCATCCTTTGCCCTATTCTCTGTAGAAAAGCTACTTAGATCTTTTGTTTCTTTGCATTTAGTACACTTTTTCATATATTCCTTAGTAGATGTCTGCAAAATAGCCAGAGAAAGAAGCCGATACTTGTATGTTTGTTGTTGAACCCTCTGCTGTAACCCTGACATCATGGTTTGGTTCTACGATAATAAATGGTACAAAGTCTATGTGTTCGGGGGTTCCTTTAGCGCAGGAGAATACTTCAACAGTTCTCCAAAGTGTTGCGTCTTTATCCCTAATCTCTAGCCTCATGTCAGCCTCTGCACCAGACCCTGTTGCCTTTAGCATCTGGGCTGACACATTAGTAATAATTAGATAGTTAGTACTGGCTACGGTGGTTGCACAAACAAGGCTAGACTGCTCTGCCTGTACCAACATACAAGCTGTATCAGCCAATGCCGGTACGCCAGACGTTAAGGAGCCATTGATGTGTGCGTAGACATCCCCTAGTACATCACTGCCCGTTGCCCTCTTAATGCGGGAGACACGATTACAGGGCGTTCCAAGGGCTACTGGTGTTAAACCATTCAATGTTACACTTTGGAATTTAAAAACTAGGTCAGTGCCACTGTAGTAGAATGTGTCAAGGTTTACAACATTACCCACATCACCAGCGTTGGTGGAGTTGACGTGGGTTACATCATCTGTTGCACCTTTGCGGTATTCAATACCATTATAGCTTATGATCTCTTCCGCAGTATCCACATCCTGGTTAAGTCCAAACTTTAGCAAGGTCTTTCTGTTTGCCCTTACAGGCGTACCATAGGTCATCTCTATCTCAGACAACGCCAGTTCAAAGTAGTTATTCGCTTGGTCATCATATTTTGACATAATTAGTATCCTGCTGTTAAATCTTGACACACAAAGTTATCTTCTTCGTAGTCATAGTTGTAAGACACCTTGGCCAACTGGTCTATGTAGGACAGGGAGTCAATGAGATCGTCATGTACCTGTGGGTTTGGGAATTGAAACAGTTGGTCTAGGAACTCTATGTTCCACTCGCCTCGTTCTATGGTAATCTGCCCATGTTCAAACCTACCCTGTAGGGATGCCACAATACGGTCAGTCTTCTTTCTGTTACCGTGGGTTAGCTCCTCAATACGGAAGAACTTACCCCTACGTTTCATCATATCAGTCAATGGTGACATGATTGCTTGTCTTGATATGCCTTTCTCTATCCCTACGGAGATGGCATCGTACTTGGCAACGGTCTCAAATATCTGTTCAGCTGTCTTATCGAACGTCCACCTACCGTATATGATCTCTTTAACGTACCAACCCTGCTCATTGACCTTAACAACAGAGATAGCAGTATTATCTAGCCTACAGTTCTTGCTCTTAGCCTTACCAACCTCCTCAAAGCCAGCCATATCGATAGATATGTAGTACTCACCGTCCTCTGGCTCCTTATCCCCTACCTCAATCCACTCCTCTTTGAAGATAGCTGACCCCATAGCCTCAAATGAAGCCATAAACTCTTGCCTAAAGGCGTAGCTGGACATGGATTTCTTAGCCATGTTGATCTCTTCTGGATCAAGCAGGGGGTTATCGTAGGATGTGAAGTGATAACCAGAGAATGTAGGGTCATCTCCCTTACAGGCGTACTGGTATAGCTCATAGAAGTGATTACGGCCCATCGGGGTTCCGATAAACATGGCACTACCCTTCTGATCCGCTAGGGCTGGGCGTAGTATTTGTTCCCACACATCGGGTTTAATGTCAGCGTACTCATCTAGTACCAAGAACTTGAGGCTAACACCCCTCATAGTCTCTGGCCTATCACCGCCCTTTAGGGATATAGTAGCACCATTGATTAAAGTGATCTGTAGGTTGTTAATATGGCTTGCCTTAATGACAGGGCTGGCAAGCTCCATGAGTATCTTCCACATAATGTCCCTAGCCTGACCCTGTGTAGGGGCAACGTAGAAGACATCTCCCTTAGTGGTCTGTAGGGCATTAACAATCAAGGCCCATGCAGCTAGTCTAGTCTTACCTGTACGCCTACCAGCAGCAATAACCTTGAAACGAGCCTTATCGTTCCATACGGTTTGCTGCCATGGTAGTAGCTTGATAGCTAAATCTGTACTCATTATAAGAAGAACTTCTCTGTACGGGCAATGGTAGCCTCATCTGGGGCTGTGTGATGGCCCTTGTAGTACAACTCCTTCATAGAAGCTGGATTACCCAGTGCAGCCCCTTTGAGAAGGGTATCACCGTAGCCGGGTTGTCCTATAGTCTTCTGAGAGATGTCAGCTAGGAACATATCACGCTGTTGCTCATATGACAGGGACGACATCATGTCTCTGTGTAGCTCCTTTGATACATCACCACTGTATACTTCCTTAAAGGACTTAGCCCAATCAGGTAGTTCCCCTGCCCTCTCCATACGGTTGATAGCTGGCAAGACAGAACCCTTTACAAACTGGAATGCCCCTGTAGCCGACGTAGTGTCGTTCTTAGCCTGTGTATCCCTATTGGACTCTATCTGTGCAACGGTATCAGCAAACTTGATTAGGTTGGCTTCTCCTTTGCTGTCGAGGCCCAAGCGACTAGATATGCCCTTTAGTAATTGATTGTCTTGGGAAGTACTATCTTCTTCCATGGGGTTGATGTAGGGTTCTAAGACCTTCTTGTTGAATGCAGTAATATCACCATATTCCATACTACTTCCTACCTTTAGGTTTGATACCTAGTGCCTTGTTCTCTGCATCCTGTAGCTTCTTGGCCCTACCACTCATTGCCTTAGCTGCTTTAGCTGCTGCGCCTGTACCAAGTATAGATGCTTTAGGTTTCTTAACTGGTTTCTTGACCTTACTCATTACTCTACCTCATAGTCTGTATAGGGAATATCAATAAGGGGACTACCCTTATCAGTATCACCTATGGTCTGTATATCCCCACCAACACCTGTGATAGTGATATTAACGGATGCCTTACCACCAGTGTTCTTAGCTTCATCGAAGTAGGATAGGGGCATGATACGATCTACTACTAGCTTCCACGCAGCCGCCTGATTCTTATGTTCATCGTCCAAGGCAGCATTAAGGATACTATCCATAACCCTACGGGACTTGGGACTAGCTAGTAACCTAGCCTTGTACTCCCTAATGGTGGCAGCGTCCCCAGAAGGTCTACCTAAGACCCTCTTCTTCTTTGATTCAACTAATGCTTTCTTAGGTCTACCTGTCTTCTTACGCTCAATCTTACGAAGAGCTACTTGTTCATCAAGGGTTTTAGCCATTATAAGCTACCTTGTGTATACTCTAACATACTCTTGTTACCTTTCCTGAGGTTCCATGATGCAGGTACTACCTGTAGGTTAGCTGCCGAGTTTAGGCCACAGGCTTTGTCGTGCTGTACAGGGACTATGTGGTCAACGTGCCACTGTACGCCTGTAGCCCCCTCCCTGTCCTTGCACAGTAAGTATGCCTCTTCCAAAGCGAACTGGTCTAGCTCTGTCATGTTGTAGTTGCTAACCAAGTCTCTACGTTTAACCTCGTAGCTGTAGACCCTTTCTTTGTTTGATTGCTTCCACTCCATTATGCCCGCTGCTACAGACTCCTTGTTAGCCACCCTGTATCCCTTCTTATATAGTTGTAGGTGTTCTTTATTCTCTTTGGCCCACTCTATCTTATACTGGGCTATACGCTCTTTGTTCTTTAGGCGGTAAGCCTTATTACAGTGCTTACAGGCAGTGCAGTATCCATCCTTAGTAGACGCAGTCTTGGCGAAGTCTGTAGTAAGCCTTGGTAGGTCACACTTTGTACAGTGTTTGGTACTCATGCTTTCTTAGCCTTGAACATCTGGGTTAACTTCTGTATGCCGAATGAGGCTGCGAACACTACACCTAGCGCAGTCTGGTAGTACTCAGGCATGGTATCTAGTGCAGCAAAACCCCTAACTACCATATCCTCATTACCTGTAAAGGCTAGTATCAAGGGTATGGACACAAGCAAGGTTAACCACTCATCCTTTAAAGAATTAGAGGAAGCCTCAGCCATAGACTGATTCCATTCCATCTCTCCAGAGGCTACCTTAGAGGCTATAGCAGTCTTAGCCTTAGTAACCTCCAGCTTTAGGTTGTTCTCAGCTTTCTTATTCTCAACCTTACCAGTTAGGTAGGTATTCACCAAACTAGCTATAGGGGAAATTAGCATTGATAACATTTATACCACCTTGAAATGAACATAAGTAATAGGCGAATAAAGACAGTAAGAACTATCGTAATAAAGATTAACGTAATAAAACAATAGTACACAGCAAAGAATAGCTTAGTAACAAACTGTATAATAAGATTAACGTAAAAAGAGAGAGAGATAGAGTTATGAATACAGCTATCCCCTCTTGTTAACCTCAAGAAGCTGCTAGAAGCTTATCAGGTAGTAGTTAATGTATGTATTAATTATTAACTCTCTTTGTGTTCCCTGATAAGCATATAACATACTATAAGGAATATTATATCATATTTGGTATATACCTGTCAATACCCTTATCGATATTAGTCTATTTTATTATATAAACATAGTAAACACTCAAGGTGTTTAACCTTCGGTTCAGGCAGTCTAACCTTCGGTTCACTCTGTACGTTTCCCGTTATTACTAATAGTACATTATACCATTGATATATATAACTATAGCATATAACTATCATGAACTGTTTTACACCCCCGATAAGCTATTGGTATATTGTTTACTTACAGTCAACTATTGATAAACCTATATTGACCTTATTTTGTGATTGGGAGGGTACTATTAAGATCATAAAGGCCGCACTCCCCTCCCC